TGGATATTTAAAAGTAGTTCTGAGGCATATGCAAAGGGGAAGACAAAGGCCGTTAGTCACGGTGAAATTCTATTTATACCTTCTGAGGGTGTTGTTGGATTTGCAGATCATAAATTTAAAGAACCTTTTGCACTTACCCAAAAGCATGGGAAACTCAAAAATGTTTTTAAAGAATACAAAAATTTAAAATATGACGATGATAAGATCATATTAGCGCATTGCAATAATCTTTGTATCCCAAAAGGCAGCTATACGTGTGCGAGCTTCGTGTCCTTTACTATGGATGAGGTGTCGGCATGAGTAACGAAATCAGAATTACAGAACTGGAAGAGCATCCTGACGGGTCAGCGACTATACAGCTAGACCTTAGCCCTGAAGTCTTCGCGGAGATATTCCAAGCCGGTTTCATAGCCTTGGTGAAGAGAGGTTTAGATGAAGAAGACAGGTAACATCAACGGCGCAATCAAGGCGTCTGCCGTAGTCGCATTCCTCATAGCAGGTCTACCCATACTGATTGCTATGACCTACGACGAGTTTCCCCGATACTGTAAGCAGACGATCCTTCTGCCCTGCTTAGGGGGTGGTGATGAAGAAGATAGGTAAAAAGCAGTACGCCATAACATACTTGCATTATGTACTCGCAGTTCGCGGAACAATTAAAGAAGCTGCGGCGTATGCTAAACAGGCTGAAAAAGATAGGGAGATACTGAGTGACATGAGCCAGAGAGATTTCTTAGGTCATGTCTCTGATTATATATCTATCTCAGATGTCACTGGTCAGGATGTGTAATGATTAAGCTCTGCTACTACTGCTCACGTACCCACCAGCTACTGGCTCACAAGACTATCCATAAGTCGGTGGCTGAACAGGAAATGAGTTATATTAACGGCTCTGACTTCTACATTCGTTTGGAATCAGTGGACGGACACTAACTTAAATGGCAAAAGTGGCAGTCTGCCACTCTGGAATCTGCCATGCCATTTTACCCATGTCGGGGGCATTTTATTGTTTAATATCAGTAATTTGGCTCCGGCGGTAGGGATCGAACCTACGACCAATTGATTAACCGTACCCATTGATTTCATTGGATAATTCGGGATATCTACCAAATGCCTGTTAACACTAATTGTTTTTATATGTGCCTAATTAAGTGTTGACAGATTCGAATAACTATATAAGCTGACGCTGTCTCTTTGGAGAGGCAGAACCCCAAACCAACTACCAACCAATGACTAAGAGAGACCAATGACATACCTCGAACAGCTAGAAGTCATCAAGACTATCCCCATAAGGGAAGGAGACACTAAAGTAATCCAGTGTCCTTTCTGTGGTGGATTAAAGAAGCTGTCTATATCTAAAGTAGACGGCCAGTTGAAGTGGTATTGCTTTAGAGCCTCATGCAATGGCAAAGGCATCTACCAAGGCAAGAGAAGTCTACAGGCAGCTAAAAACTATCTAGCCAACGCAGTGCAGAAAAAGACTAGAGAGCCGAAGCCTATTCCTTCGATCACTACTCCAGCCCGTAATCATCAGCCAGCACTCGACTATCTAGATCAGAACAATAGCCTAGAGGCTTACGAAGCTGGATACATAGATGTACGATACGCACCGGCAGAGGACAGAGTACTATTCTGTACAGACTCAGGCGCGGTAGGTAGATCACTAAAGAAGTATGGACCTAAGTGGCTTTCTTATGGTGTGCTGGAAGAGGGCATACACGTAGGAAATGGATCAATAGCCGTTCTTGTAGAAGACACTCCTTCGGCTTGTAGTGTGAGCAGATTAAACGGCTTAGTAGGTGTGGCTTTATTAGGAACTCGCGTAAGTAGCTGCCTTAAAAAGGCGCTGACAAGGTACGATGCCTGTTATTTAGTCCTTGACAAGGACGCATCGTCTAAGTCTATAAACATAAGCAGGAGCATAGATAAAAGCTTACTGATAAGGTTCACTACTGAAGACTTAAAGCACCTGTCAGTTAACCAGCTTGTAGAGGTGTTAGATAATGAATTTTAAAAATTTTGACTTCGTGTGTACACACCATACAGTTCTTGTCGAACATCATTGGACAGGGTCATATCTTCTGAAGCTTTACGGCGCTCACTATAGAAAATATCTACGGGTATTAAGTAAGACCGCTCTTAAAACTGGATCAGATTGGGTTGGGGATACTGTATGGGGAAGCCCTATAGTTGCCTTAGCACCGCCATATCCCTCAATATAATTACCAGAATAAATTATCAAGGGGGCATTTGGGTCATTATATTCGTCTACGATACCAGTACAGACGTTAAAGCAAAGGGAATGGTAAAATGAAAGCTAGAGGCATAGCAATTATTGACATGTCAATCGATGGGGGTTTCAAGGAAGCCGCCGCAGAAGAAGTAGCATTGGAAAAACTTATCGCAGATTACTGCAAAGGTAATCCACGCATAGTACACTATCAAGTTGAGCTTAGGGAACGCAGAGGTGAACCCGGAGCCGTTGATCTTAATAAGATGAAGTTCAGAGCTAACTAACTAAACATAAACGAAAAAGAAATTAAGCTCTGTCTTCGGATGGGGCTTTTTTTATTCTATTGGTTGTGTTAGAATAACATCTTATTAATACGTTAACAGCCAAGAGAGTTAAATGGACCAATCATTACTTAAAAGCTGCCTCAACAATTCGTTCTACAGCGAAAACAAGGCAAAGCTAAGACCCTCACTTTTTGATGACACACTAAAAGAGGTCTACACAACCATCGTATCGATGCACGATACCTTCGATAAAGACCTCACCCCACTAGAGCTATTCAGTTTTTGGAAGGCAAATAACCCTACCAGTACCGGTGCTTGGACAGCCGACATCCAAGACCTAATCAATTCAGTATCCAATGCAGAAGAGATAGATGATGTAGTCGCTGTAGATGTAATAGAGAACCTGTGGCGGCAGCATATAGGCTTGGACATAGCCACCCTTGGAATAAAAATGTCTGAGGGAGATGCCTCTGCAATGGACTTACTAAAGTCACTTCTAGACCGTGTCTCTGAGGGCTACATGCCTGATGACTTTGCTGATGAAGTCACTGATGACATCGATGAACTACTGGCCGTTGTCAGTAATGATAACCGCTTCAAGTTCAACATCGACACACTCTCTAGAGAGGTCTACGGCATTGGTAGAGGAGAGTTTGGTGTCATAGCTGCCTACTCTAATGTCGGTAAGACTGCCTTTGCTATTAGTCTCTGTGCTGCACCGGCAGGTTTCTGCGCCCAAGGTGCTAGAGTCGGGTACATCGCCAACGAAGAGATTGGTAAGCGTACTAAGTTACGTGCGGTGCAAGCGTATACCGGCATGACTAAGGATGAGATTGCTTTTGACTCTCGCGGAGCCGCTGCCCGTTATGCAGGTATTAAAGAGAGGCTGACCTTTGTCGATGCTCAAGGCTGGGATATTCAGATGCTTGAGGCTTACCTGAATAAGAAGAAGTTCGATGTGGTCATCGTCGATATGGCCGACAAGATTGCACTTACTCAGCAATTTAACTCTGGGCATGAACGCCTGAGAGAACTCTACTACCGTCTGCGGGAAGCAGCTAAGAAGTTTGACTGCGCTATACTAGGACTATCACAGGCCTCCGCTGAAGCTGAAGGCAAGACCCGTATCACTATGTCGATGATGGAAGGTAGTAAGCTGGGCAAGGCCGCTGAGAGTGATGTCATGCTTGGCATAGGCCGAATGAATGATCCTGATAATCCTGATGACCCTAGTAGATGGATCACAGTGATGAAGAATAAGATCAGTGGCTGGCACGGTACAGTTCTCTGTAACCTAAACTCACAGACCTCTCGCTATGAAGTGTGATGATCTGCCGCCGCACCTTGCGCTGCTTCTGAGAGAAGTTGGCGTAATCAACCCCAAGCCTGAGCAGAAGCCTGTAGTGCGTGACTACTCATTCAAACGTCCAGAGTTGGACGAGAATGGAGAGCCGCCGTGGTGAAATGGCTTGTACTGGACCTAGAGACAACGGTTAAGCGAATAGATGGCCGAATAGATAATAGCCCAAAGAACCCCGACAACAGGTGTGTGGCTTCTTACTATGGTTGGCTGGGGCCAGAGACTGTGGATGAGGTTCACAAAGACATTTGGTATCACAAGGAGCTACAGTCGCCTGATGGGATAGACCGCCTGAAGCAGCACTTAGCGGAAGCAGATGGCATGATCTGCCACAATACCAAGTTCGATGCTGAGTGGCTGTTAGAGATGGGCTTTGAATTACCTCCATTAGTGTATGATACTATGATAGTTGAGTACTTGCTTGCCAAAGGTCAGCGTAGACCACTGTCTCTAAAAGAGAGTGCAATCAGACGGCAAGTTAAGAGCCTTAAAAAGTCCGAATTGATTGATGATATGTTCAGGGAAGGTATCGACTTCTCAGAGATGCCTTTAGATGTTGTCAATGAATATGCAGAGGCTGACGTTAAGGCCTGTGGTGAATTATACATTGCCCAGCAAGACATCTTAGCCCGCGAGCATAATCTTAGCCTAAAGAAGGTCATTCCATTTATGAATGAGATGCTTCTATTTCTCTGCGAGATAGAGATGAACGGGGTCAAGATCGATAAGGCTGCTCTGGCAGAGGTTGAGGCGCAGTTTGCCGCAGAGAAGGCTTCTCTAGAGATAGACCTGAAGCGCATTGTCGAACAGGTGATGGGCGACACGCCTATCAACCTTAATTCTGGCGATGATATGACTAGAGTAATCTACTCGCGGGAAGTCATCGACAAGGCCATCCACAAGCAGACGTTTAATATCGGAACCAATGAAGCCGGTAAGTCACTCAGGCCACCGTTTGAGTTTATTAAGTATCCTAATAAGTTTGTGGACGCAGTACGGACCACAACCAGAGTTGTAATGAAGCAATCTGCCTCACAGTGTCCTGACTGTTCTGGTTCCGGTACTATCCAGAAGTACAAAGTCAAGACTAAGACTAAGCTAGGTAAGAAGTATCGTGTGCAGGGTGATCCTTATAAGAATAGGTCACGGTGTGCGGTATGTAATGGCGTAGGAGCGATATACACCTCGACGGGCGTAGTTGCTGGCTTGAAGATGGCTCCTAGTACAGCCTACGATGCCAGTATCGGTGGGTTTAAGTCTGACAAGGTTACTATACAGCGTTTGATTGAACAGGCACAGCGCAAGGATAATGCTACCGCTGTAGAGTTCCTGACTAAGCTATCCCGACTAAGTGCGGTCTCTGTTTATTTGGATAGCTTTGTAGCTGGTATTAAGAGAGGTACTCGCGCAAGCGGGTTTCTACATGCAAACTTCAATCAGTGCATTGCCTCTACTGGTAGACTGTCGAGCGGCGGCGGTATGTCGTTGAACTTACAGAACCAGCCTAAGAGAGGTTTTCCTGTTCGTAAGTGCTTTGTCAGTCGGTTCCCAAACGGTCTTCTGATCGAGTCGGACTACTCCGCGCTTGAATTTAGAACGGCGTGTGAGTTGTCGAGAGACAGTCAAGGCTTGGCAGACGTACTAGAGGGTAAGGACATCCACAGACAGACTGCAAGTATCTGTCTACAAAAGCCGCCTAACGAAGTCAGCAAGGATGAGAGGCAGGGTCACAAGTGGGCCAGCTTTCAGCCACTATTTGGAGGCACTGGAGCCGGTCAACCAGAGCATATAAAGGCATACTTCAGCCGTTTCTATGAGCTTTACGAGGGTATATACGGCTGGCATCAGTCACTAATGAATGGCACCTTAAAAGATGGCACAGTAACCACACCTAGTGGCCGTCAGTATTTCTGGCCGAATGTAACTAGGACTAAGGCAGACAGGGTCTCGAATGCCACTCAGATACTTAATTATCCAGTGCAAGGCTTCAGCGCAGACTTAGTTCAATTAGCCTGTATAAGAGCGTTTAGATTGTTTAAAGAGAGAAAACTACAATCAAAACTGATACTTACGGTACACGACAGTTTGGTGTCCGATACACATCCTGATGAGGTGGATCAGGTCAGAGAAGTTCTTACAGAGGCCATGACTAAGGTCAGCGAAGAGTCGAAAGAGCGGTTCGGCTACTCTCTTGTCGTGCCTCTCGACATAGAAATAAGTCGCGGTAAAAACTGGCTAGATCAAGAAGAATATGTTTGATTACCGCGCTTAACTAATGTATAATGTAAGTTCACTTTTAAGGAAATAAGTATGACTGACTTAGTATTACAAGATAACAGCTTAACGATTGAAGAAATTAGCGCACAATTGGGTGCTGCCTCTACATCATCAGGGCCGTCAATCCCTGCGGTAGGAATGAATTATGATGGCGAAATGGGTCCAATGGGCGCATTCTATTTGAAGACCGGACAAGACCAAGTTTACGCCACAGAGAACGTAAGGTTTAGGGCATTTAGTAATCACATCCAGTATCAGCACTGGGGTGATGACGGTCTAGTAAACAAATCCTTACTAGTAAAAAATCAGCGCGATGAAGCCCGTGATCAATTGGGCGGCATTATGTGTGGGATGCCTACTTATGAGCAGTCTATCCAAATGTCTCCTCAAGAGAAGGAGAAGTACAAGGACATTGACCGTTACCGTATTATTCGAGGCATAATTAATTACACAGGCAAGACATCAGATGGCCGTGAGGTCACTATCGAAAATCAGCCTTGTATCATGTCTTTGAAGCGCAAGAACTACGGACCCTTCTACCACGATGTGATGAAGAAGATGCCCCGTGGCATGAACCTATGGGATTTCGAAAACATTCTGTCCAAAGACACGCAAACAAACTCATACGGTAAGAAATACTACGTCATGCACTTCGCTCCGCAGTTCGGTAGTCCAATCCCAATGGACCAACTTACTTACGACAGTCTGGCTCATGTCAGTGGTTTAATTACCGCTGAGAATAAGCGTATCGAGGAAGCCTATAAAGAAGCCAGTATGCAAGCCGTCGATGAGGCTGAAGCTGCCCGAATTATGGATGAGGTTAATCCCTTAGAAGCGGATTACCGCGTATAATGGGCATAGTCGAAGGCATGTCAAACGAGGTGTATCACTCACAAAGTGGTATATCCTCAACCGCCGTTAAGACGGTGTACAAGAAGTCTCTTGCCCATTGGAAGGGCGAGAAACGTAAGCAGACATCTGCTTTTTCTATGGGTTCTGCCGTTCATGCTCTCCTGTTAGAAGAAGATCGTGACCTAGTGATAAAGGGGCCGAAGACTAGGGCGTCTAAAGGATTCAAAGAGCTTGAGGAGAATGCTGAAGATGATCAGGTGGTGCTTACTGAAGTAGAGTATCACGTAGCACACCGCATGGCTCAGGAGACCTTGAAGAACGAGACTTGCCTAACTGCTCTACGGCATCAAAACCGTAAGAATGAGGTCTCTATATTCGCTGAGTGTGAGCGTACTGGATTAATGCTTAAAACAAGGCCAGACCTCTACATACCTACAGAGGGTACAGTCTATGACGTTAAGACTACTCAAGATGCCAGCCCTACAGGGTTCGCGCAGGAGTGCTGGAAGTACTCTTACGATTTACAGGCGGCGTTCTACTTATACGTGTGTAACTTAGCTGGTATCTTAGTAGAACGCTTTCATTTCCTTGCAGTGGAAAAGGCTGCTCCATACGCCAGCCACATGCACGTAGTTAGTCCAGAGCTACTAGCGAATGCTACAGAGCGTATGCACAGGACACTGGATGTCATTAAGGACGCTAGTGATAAGGAAGATTTTGGTACTGGGTGGGGCGAGTATACAGTCCTAGACCTCCCGAAGTGGCTATAACCCCACAGAGTGCCAAAGCGAAGGGCCGAAGACATCAACAATGGGTCAGAGATAAAATTCTCGCTCTCTTTCCCAAAAAGCTCCTCCCAGATGATGTCAGAAGCACTTCTATGGGCGCTGGCGGCGAAGACGTACAACTTAGTCCTGCCGCCAGACGCCTGTTCCCATATTCGGTAGAGTGCAAGGCATTTAAATCATTCGCAATCTACAAGGTGATGGACCAAGCGGCAGAGAACTGTCCGAAGGGTGCGGAGCCAATCGCCATTATCAAAGCAGATCGCCAAAAACCTTTGGCTGTCGTGGACGCAGATCACTTCTTTAAATTGATTGGGAAAAATATTGCCAAAAGTAAATCTCCCCGAAAATAGTATTCACGTAATGATTACCCTTGATCCTGACAGCGGCAGCATGACCCTGTCCAGCCAAGGAAACATCCCAGAAACCTTAGACCCAGAATATGTGAAAGCCATGATGGATATATCCAATGGCCTCTGCATGATTTTGGAAAATGGTGTCGAATATCTAGCCACAACCGGCTCCATTCTAACTGCTCTCGAAGAAGAGATGAGCGAAGAGGTGGTCTTTGAGCCTGACGATGAGCTTCTGGATGCAGTGTCAGACGCCAAGATTATAGATTTCAGCAAGAAGGTGCATTAATGAACGCTCGCAGTACAAAAATGACTTACGAAGATCATCTACGTGAACCCATTGATCAAGACCCTATGCCCATCATGGATGTAGTTCATAAGCCGCCTCACTACAATAATGCTGGCATAGAGTGCATAGACGCTATGGAAGCTATGGTAGAGGGCGCTGATGTAGCGCCTCACGCCGCCTACTGTTGGCAGAATGCTTTTAAGTATCTGTGGAGATGGCCTTACAAGTCTAAGCCTATCGAAGACCTCAAGAAAGCCCGTTGGTATCTAAACCGGTTGATTGAGGAGCTTGAAGAATGATCACTCAAGAAGACATCGACGCAGTGGCTGAACTAGCAGAGCCACTACCGCAAGCTGGCCTTCACGACATGCCAGAGGATTGGGATAGACACAGACATCTCTCGCCTCTGGAAATGGTCTCTGACTTTGCATCCCGAATGGAGCAGCCACTAGGCGAGAAGTGGAAGTTCAGCAAGAAGCTGGAAGATTTTCGATGGGATATGATTCAGGAAGAATACGGGGAAGCTTTTGATGAAAGCTGCAACGGCAATAACCCAGAGGCAATGCTCAAGGAGTTAGCTGACTTAGTCTATGTGATCTACGGCTACGCAGCCACATATGGCTGGAATCTAGACAAGGCAGTTCGCCGTGTACACCGCTCCAATATGAGCAAGCTAGGCTTAGACGGCAAGCCGCTCAAAGGACCAGACGGCAAAGTGCAGAAGGGTCCGAATTATAAAAAACCAACACTAACAGACCTTGTGGAGACCAATGATGAGTAATTTACTACCAACCGATTATCAGACATTCATAGCAACCAGCCGCTATGCGCGGTGGCTTGAAGAAGAAGGCCGCAGAGAGACATGGTCAGAGACAGTATCTCGATACATGAATAATATTATTCGCCCTAAAGTGGGTGCGGAGTTTAATTTATCAGAAATAGAACAAGCCATACTGAGCCTAGAAGTCATGCCCAGTATGCGGTCGATGATGACCGCAGGGGCAGCGGCTAACCGCGATAATACGTGTATGTATAATTGCAGCTATCTAGCCGTAGATGACCCTAAAGCCTTCGATGAGGCCATGCACATTCTCTTGTGTGGAACTGGGGTAGGGTTCTCTGTCGAGAGACAGTATATCAACAGTCTCCCAGAAATTCCGCAACTCTTCTACAGCGACACTATTGTCATGGTCAGAGATAGTAAGGAAGGGTGGGCCAAGGCTTTCAGACAAGTTCTTGCTCTCCTGTGGGCTGGTGAAATTCCAAAATGGAATGTGGAAAAAATAAGACCGGCTGGTGCGCGACTAAAGACATTCGGGGGAAGGGCGTCTGGCCCAGCGCCGTTAGTCGATCTGTTTAACTTTACGGTTACTACGTTTAAAAATGCCCAAGGTCGTAAGCTGTCTTCGATTGAGGCGCATGATCTAATGTGCAAAGTAGGTGAAATCGTAGTCGTAGGTGGAGTGAGGCGTTCAGCTATGATTTCGCTTTCTAATCTATCAGATGATCGTATGCGTCACGCTAAGTCTGGTAAGTGGTGGGAGAATGACCCGCAACGTGCATTAGCAAACAACTCGGTGGCATACTCAGAGAAGCCTGACAGCATGTCCTTCATGCGTGAGTGGACTGCCTTAGTAGAGAGTGGGTCAGGAGAACGAGGGATATTCAATCGTCAAGCTGCTATTAAGCAAGCTGCTAAGAATGGACGCCGTGACCCTAATCGTGAGTGGGGAACCAACCCATGTTCGGAGATAATTTTAGCTGGGCCTAGAACTGATCCAAAGACGGGCAATCCGATTGCCGGTACAGGTGGGCAATTTTGCAATCTAAGTGAAGTAGTTGTGCGGGCAACGGACTCTATCGAAGATTTGGAACGAAAGGTTAGACTGGCTACTATTTTAGGAACCGTACAGGCCACCTACACTAAGTTTCCGTATCTTCGTAAGGTCTGGGAGAAGAATACAGCCGAAGAGCGTCTGCTTGGCGT